GCGCCTTGTTTCGTAGGGCGAAAGTTCTTCTTGTTGCGCTTTGGCATCTTATCGCGGCGGCGTTTTTTAACAGCACCGCCATTAGAAAACTCTTCTGCATACCTTCTAAACATCAGGAGTACCTTGTCTTCTTGCGTCGATCAGACATAACAGCGCCACACCCTCTGTGGTTGCGTCGTACTTCACCACCACTCGCTTTCTTTAGAATGGTCTTAACGTTAGTAGGTTTTCCACCTACGCCTTGTGGTTTTGCTCTCTTGCGCTTAACGGCGCTACGGCGCTCCCCTTCAGTCATCTGCTTAGCTTTAGCCCTAGGCACGCACTTCGGGTACTTACGCTTAGATCCTGAAGCCTTGGCACGGCCACACTTCTGAAACTTTCCGCCTTTCTTCGGTGCTCCAATGTCTACCCAATCACCTTTTGGGCCTTTGCCGAACCATTCTTTTAAACTCATCTGTCTATCAATCTAGCTCTTCTGGATATAAAACCCCCGCCTCTCACACTTCTTATTTTCTTCGCTGCAGATGACGTTCCGCTGCTTTTGGGCTTCGGGCCTTTGAAGTCTTTACGTTTCTTGCCAGACGGATCTCTGATCTTGCCTGCACAGATTTTGCTTGCGTAAGCATTTGCATAAGCTGAAGGGTAAACCTTGAACTTACGTTTGGCAGCAGCTTTGCCTCTCGGACATAGTTTTGTCATGAACCTACACTCACTACTATTGATCCCTCGTTTATCACCTGAACAGAACCAACTTGTCCTTGAGCTTCAAGGGGGTCAGTCGTGTACGGCAACTCCTGCGATAAACTAATCCAGTTATTACCATCAAACACTTGCAAAGTATTGATGGTCGTATTCCAGATTAAATCACCTGTATTAAATTTCAAAGTGTCTCTTTTCTCGCGCGTAAACTGCGGCGTTGCGTCTGGGTCAAACGCATCTAGACTAAGTTCAAGAAGGCGCACAGTCCTGTTGAACGTGGTTCCGTCAACAGAATCACCGTTGTTGATCAGCGGAAGTCGGCCTCTTAGTAACTTACTCATCTGCGGCCATTAGGCTGTATATCTAAACGAGTTCCGCCAACCCTAAAACCAACGCCTAGCTGAGCATCTGTAGCTGCATCATCGTCAGATTCAAACCTGACAGCAGCTTGTCGGCCTCTAGCCCTTGTATCTACTTTGGTCGTTGATCCGGTAATCGCAGTGGTTTGATCTGTGGTTAGATCGCTACCGGGGAAGTTGCGAGTCTTCATGACAACGTTGATAACCTGATCGCTGCCACCTGTCCCAGTAAATTTAATATCTGGGATCATGCGACGAATAAACTGAAACTCTTCCCCGTCTCCGATATCAAAGTCAGCAGATTCGATAAACACGTTGGTCATAGGGCTACCATCATCGTCGTGCCCAGTCTCGTGTTGAAAAAGAAAGTGCGATGAGCTTGACTTGCCAGCGGCTCGAGGGAAGGCAACGATGCCTTCATCTAACCATGCTGTTCTAGATAGCTGACCTATATTCCAAGTTTGCTCTTCATAGTTATAAGCAACAAACCTATCTATCGACGTTGAAGCAGCTGAACAATAGAACCAACCCACTTCATTGAACTGCTTGTTTAAGAAAGCGAATACCTGAAAAGCTTGGCCTTCATTAAAATCATCAAAAACATAAGACTTGACTGAACATGGCAGCGGAGTGACGTTACCTCCGTATGAATAGAATCCTTTCTTGTCCATCCAAAACACACCAGATGGCGTGTTCACAGCGCCATTTGGACCAATCAAGCTGACACCTTCGTTGATCAGGTTCAATCCAAAAGTCAGAGGTGGCCCAATAAATTGCAAGCTGTACAGAGCAACGTCTGTCCAAATCAAAGTCTCTTGCCTGGCTCGCAAGCCACCTATGATCTCGCTTCCTGCAGAACATCTAAGAGATCCCGCAGTGTTCGTAGACTTAGGCTCAAACTCATTTGCATTCTCTTGATCAGAGAAAGCAATCAGCAAAGGGTCAATCGAGCCAGTTCTAGCAGTTCCTGCAGCGTTGATTGGGTCAGCGCCAAGCACAAGAACGTGCCTATCTATGTCTGAAACGATTACCTGTAGGCCCTTTGTTGGCACTAAGTTTGCGCCAGTTCTTTCGGACAACTGCACAGAACGAGTGGTCAAACCATTCGTTTTATCCCAGTAATAAATGCTTCCGCCTCTTGGGTTGGATATTAAGTCTTCACCAAAGTTATCCATAGACCAAAGGCGCAACTGATTAGAATCTGTGATTGAAGTCGTAGAACCCCAAGCTCCAGCACTCCAAGCGCCTACACCCCAACCCGTGCCATCCACAAACACGTCTAGGCCAGAGTTGATTTGATAGGCCCCAACCACGCTGCTGCCACCATTGCCACTGTCGCTTGAGTTAGCTGTGACAGTAGCGCCACTTGTGTCTTTGGCAGTTATGGTGAATGTGCTTGTGCTTGGCACAGAATCTATTTGGTACTCTTGATTAAGCACTGTGGCGACTATGTTGCCACCTAAACTCGTTGCTCCAGAAAAAGTTACAAAATCTCCTTCTACTGCGCCGTGTCCAGAATCAGTGACTGTTATGGTGCTTGAGCCATCAGTAGCGGCAAAGGTCACATCACCCGCACTGGTGGTTGACCTTATAGGTGTGACATCGTTGTAGGTAGTTCCCTCTTGGATGTAAAGCTTGAACCTTGTTCCTAAACCAAGAAGCTTTGTGCCGTCTAGGTCTACCCATCCATGAAGCTTTCTACCTGTGCCTTCGTAAGAAGACTGAATATATTTTTGCCAACCGCCTATCTTCTCAGGCAAACCTTTGCGAAAGCGCACCAAGTTGCCGTCAAACCACCCGCCTTCTGCAGTGTAGTCTGTGCCTTCTTTGTTGATGCCAGGATTGAAGATAAACTTTTGCAAAGACATTACTGATACTCCCCGGTGCGGATCATTTCAGTGACCTCAACAGCGCGACTACCCACCTGCTCACTCCAGCGAGAATCCATAAACTCATCTGCAGCTATGTCAAACTGCTCGCGAGACATAGCTTCCAAAGCTTTTACAAATCCGCGAAGCCTTGTCAGGCCAAGGTTAAAACAGATGTCAATCATCGCATCCTTTCGCGCTTCGTTAAGTGCGGCAAACCAAAAGTAAGTGTCATTAAGTTCTTCACGCACGCGCTTTATGTCGTTAGCCAATAGATATTCAATCTCATCATCAGCCAATCCAAGACCACCATTTTCGTCAATATTGCGACCGACGCCTACGGTAATCATATTTTCGGAGCACTTATAGGCATGGCTTCGCACACCCTCATGACGCTTTAACATCCCAATTAACTGAATACCCATTACTTCTCCCGACTTACGCCTTGAACTTTTTCATAGCTTCTCATTGCGCCAAGGCCTAGCATGCCCATCATCACAGGGACAAGAAGCGTAGTGTCAATCTCAGGCATCTCAAACCATATGCCTAGTATATTTGAAAGAATGGTGTTGTAAAAAAGACCAAGCGCGCACACCCAGCCAATACAAGGTCTCCACCCAGCCACAAATAAAGACTTAGAAGCAGCTTCTACTTTGTTTACTTCCAACTGCCCTTTAGCAAGTTCTTGAGCGTGACGTTCTGCTAGAGTGCTTAACTCAAAAGCAATGCGATTCTTTTCATCTTTGTCTTCAATTACTTTATCGAGTAATTGAGTGGCTGGGCCTATGATAGATCCAAGTATGCTCATCGTTTTGCCATGTAAGCCGTGGCACCAAAGTATAATCCGACGATGCTTGCCTGGCTCAAAAATAACATGTCACTCAAAGAGGCAAGGGTGGACAAGCGCGACTCAGGAACGAAGGACAATAGTGGTAATATAGAGTAAACCACCATACTGCTAAGACTAACCCAAGCCATTCTTCGTTGACTATCAGCCTTCTCTTCACGCAGTTCAATTTCCACAAGTTCTTGGTTTCTTGCCAGTTCTTCATCGCTGACCACTCCATCTCCATCGAGGTCGTACTGAGCATACCGTGATTTTGGTTCTAATTTCTTTGGACTCATTACTCCTCCGACTTTTTAGGGTCTCTAAATAGTATCTTAGTGCCAGCATCTGCCACATTGATCTGACGGACACGACAATAGGATTCAAAGAACCTGTTTCTGCT